CGATGTATAAATTCCATCTATATACATTCTTACTCACCACTGGTTCAGGAATGTCTATGGATTCGACCATTCTTTCTAGATTTTCAAGCTTATCTGTGGAACATACAAGTTCAAATTTTAACACATGCTCTTGATTTCTAAAATCATATGGAATGAGACGACCGTGGCTCATGTAAAAAAATTGTACCCTAATGGAGCGAATACTTTTGATTGAACCCGTATGAAAATAGTGTTGAACTGGATCATCAGCCCCATTAAAATTTATAAAGTCTGAGCCATCGAGAAGGATATGTCCGGTATAAAACGGGGTACCCGAATATACGCTCTGATTACATTCATCACGACCAACTGTGAGTCTGAGTACCAATGCATTCGGTCCTTTAAGGTTAATGGCACCAGACTCTATTTGATTACTCACATTGGATGTATAATCTCTAGATCCAAAACCCATAACCTGATGTGGAGTAGTATTGGATGCGTCGGTGCTATTACGACCATTCGTTCCTGATAAAAATTCAAATGTAAAACCACCAGAGGTGCCAGAAAATTTGAGTGTATCAGTATCCGAATCATACACGACACCTGTGATATTTGATGTAGGTGTCAGTAATGTATTCAAATCTTGTGCCAGATCAGAACCATTCGTGTAATTGGTCTCTAGAAGTGTAAAATCCTTTCCATCGACACTGAATGTTTTATTCGTTTCACATATTGTCAACTGTGGTGTGGGAATACGAGCAGATATGAGTTTTATACTCGAACAATCGTAAATTGGATTTTCCAATTCAACCACATAATCCATCGCCAAAGTTTCCAGGGTGTGTTGGCTACTATCTATAGTGAGGTTATGAACCTTCATTACTTTATGATGATAATATTTTATCCACCGATGTCGTGCGCCAGAGGGTTATTATAGAGCTGCCTCTTGGCAACATCAAGGTTTCGGGCGTAAGGGTTTTCATATCCCTTGTAGCTATTAAACTGATGAAATGGTGTCTGTTTGTACTGCTGGGTCCATCCACCATTAGGGGCATTCACCCTACCATCCACTCGAGTGGTATCTGAACGAACAGATGTGAGACGACCACCTTGTTTGAGGGCACTCTCACGCACATTCATACGACCAGCGTTACCCATGCGATTTGGCTTACCACGACGGTCCTCTGGGCGGAAACCGTACTTCATGAGTTCCTCGTTATTCTTATTAGTAATTTGCGCAGCCACGCTCGTGTTGTACGCTCCGTGGAAACTATGAATACCTGGGGTAGCCTGGTTGTAATAATTATATTGGGCATCGTTACGATCACTCTTGAACCGTGTGGGATCCTGAGATGCAGTTTGTGCGGAAATGAAACGCTTAGCACCGTTGAAACCGAGACCATCTGCGCGATGACCAGTCTCTGAACGATTCGTCGTGCGTTTCGTGCGCTCGTGTTCATTACGGGGAACAACACCAGTCATACCCTGAGCACGACCCTGCATGGTTGGTAAACGCGAAGGAAGGTACGCAGTCGTCTCTGGTTTATTATGCGTCAATTCACCTACGACGGCTGAACGACCACCGGTGATATCCATAGCTGGTCCGGAACGCCCCGGAAGAGTGGTGAGTCGATATTCACCGACGTTGATGGGATTTATTCTAAACAACTGTTGGTATCCACCCACTGCTGGTACATCGGCACTCACACCCAAACCTGGACCCACCAATTGTTTTTCTATTGGGGAAAGGTTGTTCATTCGTCCCTGATCGTACATCCTGTTTCGCATATTTAGAATTTCCTGACCACCCGAACGCTGCTGTACGGCGATATCAGCGAAACTCTCCATTTCCCTCTTGTGGGGCATTTGCATCGTGGGTTCAAAATTTTTATTTTCTACTTCACGGGGAGCTTTGACTACCGGTTTTTCGGGTACTGCGGTTGGAACTGATTTGGTACTCAAAGTTCGGCCAGCGTATACTAAACCAGCCACGGCCATGATTGAAATTGGATCTGCCATTCTTATCTCTTACCGATATTTTTATTGACATACCTTTGCTGAAACAACTCATTCTGAACTTCAGCACGCGTACTCGCGGGTTCATAGCGCATGGTTCTAAGAGGGAGTTTACACTCCATATTTGTTAGGGGAAATAGATTTCGTTCGTACGTCTGAACTATATTCTTATTAAATCGAGAAGTGGATTGGGGTCGGAGCTGATCACTCGTGTCGATGTATTGAGATGGAGCCCCCTTACCAGCCTTGTAAGGCGCTGTACCGTACAACATGGTATTTGGACGGCACCCACCACAATTGAGATTACTGGGTTGAGGATACACAAAAACCTCATCGGTCGCTCTTACTGGAGGAATAGCACCAGAATTTTGCACAATAGAAAGACCTGGCTGAAGCTGATACGCCATTTATTATTACATGAGAATATTATCTCCTGATGTTGCCATCGCTACTAAAACCCGAGAATGATTCCAACTGAACACCTCTGGCATTTGGATTACAAAATCGAGCGTCGCTTCTGCAAAGAGGTTGATTCTTGGGACCATAAAGCCATTCCGCAAACGCAGTCTGATCCCCTGGAATTTTAGTCACAGGGTTTGAAACAAACTGGCGATCCACCCCATTTCTCATGTACTTGGGGAGAGGAGACCTCGATCGTCCACTGTCCATCGGAATAGAACCACTCGTAAAATTGTTTATGAATGGATTTACGGTGGAGTAGTAGCACGACTCTAATCTATTTGGAGCGTCCGTGTAGTCTGTAATAAGTACATTACCCATTGGGTTATCGATACTCGGCATCTGACACGACTCCCCAGACTTTGTGACACCATAGGTCTCCTCAACCATTTTTGATTTATAAAGAATGGCTATTATGGCTAACACCATTCCACCCAGAACAAAAATCCTGGGGTCACGGCGAATGAGATACAAAATACAACTCGCATATATGATGAAACGAGATGCAGCATTTACACGATCTTCTGGTGTCTGATCCTTATTTGGCCAAAACTGAGAAATTTGATCAGCCCTTATGAGTTGTTTGGGATCATCAAACCAAGTTTTCATTTAGTATATATGGAGGTTTATTTTTTTGGTAGGTTACCAAGCATATTACCCATCATCTTCATGAGTGCATCCTGGTTAATCTCGCCATTCTCAGATTGCATCTTGTCGGCACAATCCTTGGCGATACCTTCAATCATCTTTAGGGTGTCATCTGGAATGGATGTGATGGTGGTGCCGAGCATGTACAGCGTCTGGAGATATTGCCATGTGGCCGCCTTGGTTTTTGGTGTCATACGACCCCAATACGTCTTGATGTCGAGATCTTTTAGAAATTCGATAGTACCGATATCCTCTAGGATAAACTTTTCGTTTTTGGCGGAAATCTTATCCGCAAAGGGGGATACACCCTTCATAAAACCGTCTACAACCATGCGTGGATTGGATGTCTTGAGCAAATCAAACGATGTAATCATCTTCTTGATGCCCTTTTCCTGTGGAAAAGTCTTGTGCATCTCCATGAGAAATTGACTCAACATATCATTAAACGCGCCGACCGAGGTCATTTTACTAATGTACATTTTTAATCTTTAAGTTTAGAATGGATCTTTCGATATGCTTTCCCTTTGACCAATACCACCCGATACTATAAAGAATACGAGAATCGCATTAAGAACGGCTGGCTTGGTGTATTTATTGAGTTCGAGTTTACCCTCGTTATTGAGGTGCGCCTTTAGGTGAATGTAACCGGCTGTAATAATCGCAGCTATGAGTGCGGCACTGATGGGGTCGCGTAGGTATTCGGAGAGTTCCATTTAATTATAGCCAACTTTTTTTGTGCGCTCATCCGGTGCATCACCAAACAATACATCATCAGACTCGGGTTCTGCCACCGGCTCTGCCACTGGCTCTGCCACCGGCTCTGGCTCTGGCTCTGGAGGTGCCTGTACACCAGGTACAGTCTTGAATTCATTCTCCAGACCAGTTGGAACTGGTTCAGTAATGGGCTCTGGCTCTGGCTCTGGCTCTGGCTCTGGTTCACCCTCGGGCTCCATGAGGGGTTCATCGAGTACCTCTGGATCTTCATTATCTTGCACTTCACCATCGATGGATATGTCACGAGTATCCTGGGCCATGTATGTCTGAAGAATCTGTTGCACAGGAATGAGTTGTTTCACTGTGTTTTCAATACACATCGAAAATCGTTCTGTGAGTTTATCATCCCTGATATATTCACTCTGCTCTTCACTGAATATGTATGGATCCTTGTACAGATCTTTGGCGATATTATGATAACATGTCTGAATAAACACCTCATCTGTAGGAAGTTTGAGTGAAATCTTTTTATTATCCGCCTTGAGACGAACGGCTGAAAGAATTTTGGTGCACGCGACAAACACAGCAGCCAATAAATCACTATACCATGCACACCTACATGTGATGTTATCCGCGTGCGTCTTTACCATGGCGTTGGACCAATTTGGAATTTCCTTGAGAAGCTTTTGAAACATGATGAGAACCTTATTACCCTTGGATGTCTTGACGGCTTCGTTGTAAATTTCCTGAAACACTTCAATCATCGCGGGGCACATGACACTACACAACTGCCCCATGTACTCCTTTTTCGCATCGACTATGATGGCCAGTTGGTCAGACATTTATAGTATTTGGACAAATTAAACTATTAACTCTTACGCGATTGTCTATATTTATTCGCCATCTTTTTGAGATTCATGAGTGTTGGAAAATCAGTAACATCTTCCTCCTGAATTTTTTTCTTTTCCTCCTTCTTTTTCTTGGTGTTGGCCTTTGCCCACGAAACATAAATGTCATGGTCATTCAACATCCGTGCAGTAAATCCACCCAATACAAATTGTCGAGTGATGTATTTGGTGGCTGCAGCTCTATCGAATACTGGATATCCCAATAAAAACGTGGGAACTGTCAAAAAAATTTGTTTATGTCCAAATTCAACCGACTGTTTAATTTTAGCTGTAAACTGTTCGTATATTTTTGTATAAATTTCTTTTCGAATCTGTTTTCGTCTGTCATCAATTTTGGTGACATCATCTATACTAAGCATTACAATTACCTCAACTTATTTTTTATCGAATCAAACTCACTCTTTAGTGGCACAGCCTTTTCTTTCACGAGAGAGTATTCAACAAATGTTTTGCCCATGGAATCATCGAGTGTATCGAGTGCACCACTGGTTATGGGTTGTGAACGAAGTGAGATGAGCCTGGGAGCCCCGTTTTCCATCTCAAAGAATGCGAGAATTGAAAATCCATGGGAAAAGCCACCCTTCTTGACAACCATAAACATACATTCATATAGATCTTTATCCTTTCCCCTGTACTTGTGGATGTATGATGTTTCTATAATGTATGTAAGCACACCCGTGCGCTTGGTGATTTCTTTATTTGCAATCATGACAAAGGACTCTACCATGTCGTTATCCACACTCGCTTCAACCCTTGCATACCCAGACAGATCAACACCGGGATCATTAAATTTCATGGGTCCAGTGGGTTTCGTGTACCCTGATAATCCAAAAGCTTCTGTGAATCCTTCCCGGGTAGTAGTCAGGAAGAGTACCAATAGTAGAAGTGCAATCACGATCAAGTAATTCATATTTAATATAATGCGTTAATTTTTTTTTACAAAATAAATTGTAGATAATAGATGTCGCTCCTGATCTACAGTCCACGATGTAAACATTCGATGGATATTATCGAGTACATAAATTCTATACCCCAGTTGAAACAGTTGGTATATTATCACAACATAAACACACAAGGTGTACCTCCCAACTATCGCAATAAAATCACACGAGTCCCTACAATGCTCACGAAGAATGGTAAAATTTTAGTGGGTAACGAGATTAAAAATTGGCTCGAGTCACTACTTCCTAAAAAGGAGGTGGAACACAGTGGATTTGGGTCTATGTTGAGTTCCATGACTACCCTAGATGGGGGTGACACATGTGGAAGCATGTTTAGTCTCGATGAGTACGGAAAGTCCCTTCAGCCAGCCATGACGAAAGAGTTGGAAGAAAAGATTAATAAAGATGTCTCGAAGGGTATGGCTTATACAGATTTAAAGATGTGATGTGATTTTATGAATAATGAAACTCGTCACCATTCAGGCGTCGGCTTTCAAGTCTACATTTGAAGTTCTTAAAGACATACTAAACGATGTAAATGTCTATTTTAGACCTGATGGTATGTACATCGTTACATTGGATACGGCCAGAACCTCACTCGTAGATATGCACCTGTCTGCTGATAATTTCGAAGAATATCACTGCGACCAAGATGAAGTTATAGCGGGTATAAACATATCGAATACATTCAAGCTTCTGAAGACCATCACGAGTAATGATGTGCTTAAAATTGAAATTACATCCAAAGAATTTATGGATATTGAAATTATAAGTGAATTGAAAAAGACTAAATCTTCATTTCAACTTAAATTATTGGACATCAATGAGAGTCGAATAGAGGTGCCAGACATAGAGATGACCACCGTGACCACTCTTCCATCTTCGGATTTCCAAAGGATTTGCCGAGACATGTCCAATATTGGTACGGACATAGAGATTCGTAGGTGCAAAGAT